TCTATCTCGCCTAATCCGCTATTTTCTGCATCCTGCCATTGCGTAGTTGCGTCATAACTATTCCAAGTCTCTGCCGCTGGCACTTCATTCCATTGGTCAAATAATACGCCGCTAAGTAATTCCTCAATTCGGTCTCCATCAAATTGATGAGCAAAGTTGCCTGTATAAACTGCCCTAGCAAGTCGCGCTAAAGCTCCGACTGCAACAATTCTAATCTGCTGGCTGGTAGCTGTTGATCCTGAAGTCTGGACTGTTATGCCTAAGTCAGTAATAAAGCCGCCAAAGAGATTTACATAATCGCCATTAGAATCTTGGACTTCTATTGTTACCGCGTCATTTACTTCATAGGGAACTGCAGCTTCAGCTGTCTCTATAAGACTTAGATTGCAGTAACCGGCAATTGGCTGTTGATAAATATCGGTGCGACCCGAGGTGATAGTTAAGCCGCTAAGGGTTGCGCTAGTGACTGTAACGCCATCAACTTTAACTCTATAAACTGGATTCCAAAGGGTCATAGTTCTACCAAGCCAGCAATTCCACCGCCACCGCCACCATTGCGAGCGTTGCTATTGTTAAGAGCTAAGACAACTGCTCTAGTAAATCCTTCTTCATCAATAGCGGATGGGGCATTAACATTGATTACGACATTGCCTTGCTGATTAGCTGCAACTGTGCCAGCAACATTGAATCCAGAAGGAATTGCATTACCACTCGGCACTAGTGTGGATGGGGCGCTTGGAGTTGAAGCCGATGGAGCGCTCGGAGTAGTGGATGGCTTAGGAGCTGAAGGGACGCTTGGGCTTGGTGCAGTAGCAATTTTTAGAAGTGTTGAACTGCTTGGAGTGCTAGGGGCTGAGAATGATGGCTTAGAAATGGTAGATACATTAGGCAAAAGTGGGACGGCATTGTAAGCGCGAATAAGAACATTTATTGCATCAATGGCAAAATTAACTGCGCTCTTAATTCCATTAACTACCGCGCCAATAACATCTAAAATACCGCCAGCGACTTTACCAATAAATCCAAGTGCTCCACCAAGGTTATTGATTAAAACTGGAACTACAAAGTCTTTAATAAAGTTATAGAGAATAGTTAATGATTCCTTATTTCTGGCAATTGCATCAGTAACTGGCTTTAATGCTGCGTCTTTGAACTCAATAAATTTGGGAATAACTGTGTTAATGAAATAATCTAAAAGTCTTTGAAGGGTAGGCAATAAAGCAGCTCCCACCGATTCCTTGGCTTCATCAAAGCCCACTTTAAGTCTTTGAATCTGACCTTCAAAAGTATTAGCTTGAACTGTAGCTGCTCCACCAAAGGTCTCAGCTAATTGTTTTACTGTTCCCTCTAATCCAAGGGTCTTGATTTCAGCACTAGATAAACCAACACCTAGACGCGTTAAAGAGGCTGTATTGCCTTCGTAAGCCTTACCAAGGGCATTGGATACAGTCTCAACGCTCTTACCAGTAGCAGCTGAAATATCTAAAGCTAGCGTCAATAAATCTTGCGACTTAGTTACTGATCCTGTTGCAGTTGCTAAGCGCTGAAGGGCTGGGCGCAATTGGTCATCAGCAACGCCAGTAGCCAAAGAGGTCTTAAGTATCTGCTCCTCAACTGCTGAAATCTGGGCTTGAGTTGCCCCAGTAACATTTTTAAGAGCATTCGCTAAACGAAGCTGGGCAGCCTCATCTTCAATAGCTGCCTTAACGCCATCAACGGCTAACTTGACCGCATAGGCTGCTGCTGCCGCCGCTGCTGCTGCGAAAGCGGCTGCTGCAACCTTGCCAAACTTTTCTAACTTACCGCCAAAGCCTTCAACCTCTTTAGAGCCAGTATCAAGATTTTTCTTGAGATCAGCAACATCAGCAAGAATTGAAAGCTTGAGGGTTCTACTGCCAGCCATTACTTATCCCACTCTTTCAATATCTTGGAGAATGCTTCTTGCCATTTTTTAATCAATTCAGGCTGAATCTTACGAAGGGTTGGGTAGATAAAGTAGCCAGCGTTTCCGCGACCTTTGCTTGGTGTTCTTCTTGGGAACTGACGCAAGCGATTACTTCCAAATTCATAACCCGCCCAGAGTTTTTGTGTGTTACCGCCACCAGAAAAGCGCTGACTTGCAAAGCCGTAAGAGAACTCTCCGATTTTGGAACTGGCCGAGACTTTAACGCCAGTTGCAATTCTTCTAACTGCTTCTTGACCAAATGTCCTTGTGAGTGCATAGGCTTTGATTTCGTTTGCTGCATAAGTAGCCAGCGCGCTAGATTCTTGTTTAGCTTGGCTAACGGCTTCATCATCCATCGCTTTGAAAGCGGTAATGATTGAGCGGAGTTCGCGCTTGTCGTAACTGATTGGTAACTCATTTGCCACCGCTACGCTCCTTTAATATCTCTATCGCCGTTAGGACTTGGTCGATGTCTGTCCAGTAAGTCATCGGTATCCCAGTTGCTATCGCTATCTCGACTATTAGTCGGTTGATGCTTCCGGGCTCGTAACTTTTGGGCTTTCATCTCCAATCGTCATCTCTTCAACTGTTAGCTCCCAAATCTCTTGAGGTTTGGTTGGCTTTCCAGCTGCTTCGCGCTTATACGCAAAGTAAGCAAGATCTAAGAAGTCCGCTTGCTGATACGCCGATATATCCTTCATTGAATAAATCGACTTACCAGTTTTGCGTTCCCACTTAGCCCATTCTGGTAAGCCAGCCTGATAAGTAACTGATTCGCCAGAGTTATATTTAATTGTGATTGATATTTTCATAGCTCCCGATGCTCCGATCTCTTAGCTGAAGGTCTCTGTTGGGGTTCCAACGACAGTCATTGTCCAAGTATCAGTTAGCGCTCCTGGAGCTGCGCCACCTGCTGCTGGAAAGACTGGCAATACATTGAAAGCAAATACTGCGCCAGTTACGGCAGTGAATGAAACTGCAAGTGTTGTGTTAGGCGCAGCTTCTGCATCTGTCCACATTGCTTCGAATAGAGAGCTAGTAGCTCCCCAATCCTGTAGCAATTCAATTGTGAATGTCCATTGCTTATCAACGGACTTATAAGCGCGACCATCAAGAGTTTGATAGGTCTCGATAATTGTGTCGCAGCTTAGGACTGCGCTAGTTGTCTGGGCGTCATAAGCAGCGCTATCGAGTGTAAAGGTTACATCGCGCCCAGTTATTACTGTTGTTGGCATTTGGGTCTCCTATGCGGTTTGCTCGTAGCGGACGCTCAAGCGTATATCTGAAACTAACAGGGTAGTAGTTCCTACTTCAGTTACCGAAGGTCTTTCGACTATTGATAACTCATACTTGGAAGCATTTAGTGCTCCAAGAATACTAATAATTAATTGCTCTAAATTATCAAGAGCAGCAGCGTTGCTGATATACGCAACGCAAGCGGTAATGGTGTAATTTAATTTAACTCTTGTTGTAGCTTTGCCCAAAACTTCAAGCTCCATATAGGGAGAGTCTGGAATAACGATAATTGCTGGAACTATTGGTGCTTCTGGAACTGAATCATAAATATTAGCGGTGCATCCTGCTAAAGCGGTCTTTAGCGTTCCTCTAACATCTGTGGCAATTGTGCTGGCTGGCATTAGCCCACCATCGTCTCAACATCAAGATAAGGGCCTAGAAGGCCAGTTACTTTGGCGAGTAAATTCTTAGATAGGCGGTAAGGAGTTACTGCAAAATCTACGCCTTCGATTGATCCACCAGCGGCGGTTCTGGACTGGAAGATTTCAACGGAGATAGCCAAAATAGCAGCTTCAGCATTGGGGTTTCCGACATAGGTCGATAATCCAGATAGCGCAGCGTTTCCTGCTGGGATGATATTTTTTTCCAATATGTCTGCATTGGTGATTGCGACTGTAAATACATAATCTGAAATTTCGTCATCGGTTACTGTGTGAGTGCCATTGAAAGGAGCTCCGCAGCCAGTAATAATTACGGATTGGCCTTCTGTGAATTCTTGAATTGTTGCAGTCTCAAAGTAAGCAATATTATTGGTCAGTTTTACTTTGTTAATTTTGCTTTGAAAAGTAACCAGCATTGGGAGAACTAGATTCTCCGAGGCATCTACTATGTCGCCTAAATAAGCGTCTGAATATAGGGATGACGAAACGCCAAGGATTGTCCTAAGCTCTGTGGCCGTAACTATCGTAGGCATTTCGTCATCCTTTCAAGCACTTAGGTGAGGGGCCAGCTCGGGAGCGGACTGGCCCTCACTTTTTTTAATTAACTACGCAACCATCCAACGATAAGCGCCAGCGCCTACCTTTGTTGCTAGTGCGCCATAACCATAGTAAGCAACTTTGATTTGACCAGTTGCTACCTGAGCAGTCTCCAAGCGGAAACGGCTTGACTCATACCAAGTATAAGCCTCTGGATTGATGATGATGATTGTGTTATCGCCAACACCAGAGCCAGTTGTGAGATTGCGATCTACGCGGAAGTTCAGACCGAGAAGATTTCCAGTTGCAGAACCTGCGCCGAGATTTCCACCTTGATTCATATTGCCAATCAAGTTCTGATAAATCGGACGGCCAGCATCAGCTAGATTCTGGATTGCGCCCCATTGCTGAGGTGATGCGATGATATTTTGTGCGAATCCAAGAGTGTTGGAATAGATTGAAACTCCAGCATCGGATACGAAGTCAAGAAGTCCAGCTGCATCAAGAGTGCGGTTTCCGCCATCTGTTCCACCAGCAATTAAGCCAGTTACTACTGCGACATCTGTTGCCTTTGCATAGGCATATTCCATTTGACGAACTAGCTCATCAAAGAACGCTGGTGAAGAGCGGTCGAGAAGTTCTACTGAGAACTCTTGTCCGCCTGCATACTTCTTGACGGAAACTGAAAGGAACTCAGAGGTCATTCCTGTCTCATCAATTGTTGCTTCTTCAGCTTCTTCTCCAACTGTTGGAACGGCAGTTAGCTTAGGAATCTCAAAGCTCATTCCAGCATCTGGAAGAACGCCGCGAGATACTGAATCAACTGCTGGACGATCAGCATTTGCTAGAGGGTTAATTACCTCGGTTAGCTGACGGGTTGGAATTAAACCAGCGTTATTGCTTGTGGTGTCGTCTGCTGCGCGAACATAAGCGCGAGCATCGTCATTTCCTAGAGCAGCGCGAACGCTCATCTCTAGATATTTTGCCTTGGTAAATTCAAGGCGAGGGCTTGTGTAGAAAGCAGGCTTTGGAGCTGCTGCTTCTACTTTGGCTGCTTCTACCGCTTCTTCAACGGCAGGAGCAGGAGCGGTAGTGTCGGACACTTGGTCTCCTTCGGTTGGGTTCTCTGAATCAGCGGTTGCCAAATCAGAATCTTCTTTTGGTGCTTCATTCTCGGATGCTGCTACTTCGCTTACGCGAGCAGAATCAATTGCAGGATCAGTAACTAGAGAAACTTCATCTAGGGTTGCTGAAGTAATCTGCATTACGCCTTTGTTATTTGTCCATTCATTTATTTGAGCGCCTACGCTAAATCCATCGCGTAGCCCTTCAGTTGCTTCAACTAAGGCATCTTCTCCAGCCATAGTATTGGCAATCTTAAAAGTCGCCTCAATTCCGTTAGCAGTTACATTGTGAGAAACCATTTTGCCAATTGGCCGAGTTCTGTCGTGCTCAAGGAGCAACTTAACTGGCTTAATCTCAATGCTATCTGCTGCAAATATTGTCGGGCCTACTGAGGTATTTCCTTGCTCATTCCAGGTAACAATAGTTCCAGTAATCGTTCTCTTTATTGTGTCGGCAGCTGTAACTGCCATTGGCATATTAACCTTCATTTGGTATTAGGTCCTCTTCTCGCTGAATCTGCTCAACGCTCATCGCGCCAATGCGGTTTAGAATTTCATAAACTTGAGCTCTTTCTAATGCGTTACCGCGTAAGAAATCGTCAAGTGCAAAGCGCACCATTACTGGATTTGGAACGAAGTCCGGTAATGATAAGCGTTCCTCAATCGCTTTAAGGATTGGGCGAAGTGAGAAATCAACTAATGAGCGCCGCTCGGACACCGCGTTTGAATAAGTCATAGAAGTCGCTTCGGCGCTCAAGAAGTAGGCAGGGATGCCGCAAGCTCTAGCCAATTCAAGCGCTACATATTGACGGCCTTCTGCAAGTTGCAATGATTTAGGATCAAAGCCAAATTGCTCAAGATTTACATCAGCATTTAGAAATGCAGTAGAGCGAGATTGGCGAGCAGTTTTCCAAGCGCTTAGAAGTGCTGAAATTCTTTCGGCAGTTAAATTAGTTCCATTCGATTTAAGAACCATAGTTGGAGCAGGCTCTTTAGCATAATTAACTGCTGCGTTCTCAAGATATACCGCAGCTGCGATTGTCTTACCAGCTCTATGAAGCAATCCCTCATCTGGGCCATCAAAGCGAATGAGTGAGCCGACTCCTTGAAGTGGAACGGCCATTCCATCCACTTTATAAGATTCAATTACTGTGTTGCGAAAATCTGTATCGACTGTAACGCGGTCTGGGCTGACGCGAGTCCAAGCTCTTACGCGACCGCCATCAGTTGAAGAATACATTTCTAAGACTTGACCATACCCAGCACCATAAAGCCAAATATCTTCAGCGAGCCAGTTATAAATTACAAATCCTGCAACTCTTGGGTCTGGTTGATTAATAACGCGATGCGGATCTACATACTGTCCAGTGATGCGATTAAAAGTGGTGAGAGGTAATGAGCCAATAGTTCCGCAAATAATATTGCGAGCTCTAGCAACGGATGGAACGCTCATTGCTAATTGCCGAGTGGTATTAGTTGCACCACCAAGAATATTATAAACTGAATCGCTAATCTGAACGGGAGTTAGCGCGGCTGCAACATCTGAAACCTTAGTAGGTTTAGCCGTCTGAACCTGTGGAAATAGGAAATCTCTTATAGCACCCATTGCTTACATTGTAAGCGAGCCTACTTACACTATTTGAATATCGACTCCGCTTTCAGCCATCGTTGCGTAGTGTGTCGCTAAGGCTGAAGCAATTGCTCCGCAAATAGTTGTATTACTTACCTTGCGACCCATTACCCAACCGCCGTCTCCAAAGGGTAACTTGACGGCGGATAGGCATTGCTTGGTCAACTCTTCCTGTCCCGAGTGAGCTAACCGCTGAGATGAAATTGCTCCCAATAATTCATCGCAGCTTTGGGCATAATCAAGGCCGTCTATTGGCTCGACTCTTATTCCTGCAGGGGCTAACCTAGCTGCAACCGCTGACGCGGTTTTGGCTGAATAGGCAACTAGTTGGACTGGATACTTTCTGACCCATTCTGCTACATCATTCGCCATTGCTTTATCGTCCAAATTGGCTGGATTATGCCAAGTCTGCAGCAATATGACTTGAAACCTATCACCTTCAAGTCTTTGACTAGCTACTAAGGCAGCTTCTTTTCTACTAGGGCTTAGATCAATAGCGAGCCAAGTATCGGCTTCAGGGTTGAGTCGCAATCCATCAACTCTGCAACTTTCCCATTGAGACGGATTAATAACTGGATTTATCGTATCGACCCATTGAGTTAATACTTCTGTGCGCACAATATCCTCAGGGTCATTTAAGACCGCCCGAATATTATCTGGATGAATTGTTAATCCCAGTGATGGATTAGCTTGGCAGACACCTAGCCAAAAGTCTGATGAATTATCAAATTTAATATCTTTTGGAGCTGAATATTCAAACCAACCAATATCGTCAGGCGCTCCATAAATAGCAGCGTAGGCTCTTTCTCTTAATCTATTTAAGACAATTGAATGCTGATCTCCGGCCGAAGTATAAATAAAAGTCTGCGGATTTGGACTAGCCATTTGGGTATATCGCAAAGCCGACCACACATCATCATCCTTAAAGTCTCTTACCTCATCCATATGGACGCAAGCTGGAGCTGCAATGCCTCGACCTGCAGAGTTATTGGCCCTAACGATATATCGGCGGCCCTCAGTGAATTGGAGCTCCTGAAATCCTTTACTTTCAAGTTTCTTAGTAAATTCAGCAGCTAGTCTGGGATTCTGTTCAATAATTCCATAGATTTTATAAAACAATTCAGCTGAAGTAGTTAGCTTATGGGCCGTATGAACTTGCAATTTTTCCTTTAATACATAGATTCTAAATAGAATATTAAGCGCCATAAAAGTCGATTTCCCATTTTGTCGGCCTACTAATAGGCAAACAATTGGATGAGCCCATCGGCCATCAGCTTTATATTTAAGCGAGTGATGAGCAAGCCATTGCTGCCAAGGCATTAGTTCAAAGCCTATTTCTTCGCAGAATTTAATCATTTGCTCGCCATAAGAAGGCAAATCATTGAGTTTTGTATGAATACGCGGTTCTGGCACACCTCGGTAAGCCGATTCGTCCCTGACTCGGACAATCTCACCCAATTCAGCCAGAGCAAGCTCTTTCATTCTTGGTAATGCCTAGCCGAGCCATTTTCAGGGA